TTATAAAACTAATATAGAAACAAATAAAAGATTTATATTGAATAAAATAAAAGAATTTTGTGGATATGGAGATGATACAAACAATATAATATGTAAAAATAACAATGAAATACATGATAGGTTTTACATAACTAATAATACAGGAAAGTGTTTAGGGACATCAATATCAGGAATACATAACAAATTATTTTTAATAAGCAATATTGAGCGTCAAGATATTCAAGATATAAAAGAATTTCTTGATACAATTGAATAAATCGTAAAAAAGATCAAATAAAATTGATCTTTTTTATTGCAAAAATAGAAAGGAAGTAAAATGAACGAAAAGGATATAGACAGAATAGCGGATAAAATAATAGAAAGAATGAAAACTGACAAGGAAATAAAAACAGAAAAACAACTAACACCATTTCAAAAGACAGAGAAGTTATTATCCGAATTATCGTTACTGAAAGGTGCTATTGATTCTAAAAATATGCTTATAGAGGATTTGAAGAAAGAGGGCATATCAATTCAGAAAAAAGAAACGGGAGTTAATGTACAGGCTAGTAAGGTGTATTTATCCGAACTAGAAAAGGTTGAAAACAAGATAGAAAAATTAGAAGAAGAAATTGCAAGGATAGGAAACGTGGTTAATATGGTTGAGAGGGCTTTGGACACGATTAAAAATGATAAGTATTACAAGATAATTGAGATGAAGTATTTTGATGAATTAACATTCGAGCATATATCTGAGAAATTAAATATAAGTGTTATAACTGCAAAAAGATATAAAAATAAAATGATTAGACAGTTGCAGTTGGTTATATTTTCAGATGATGTAATAAAAAATATACTAAATTGAAAAATGATACTTTTTTGATATTGTATATAATTTTCAATATGTTATAATATGTTAAGATGTAAGAGTATGAGTTGAGTACTTGTCATTGAATCCTTGATTTTAAGTATAAGGCAGTTTAAAGACTGTCTTTTTTTGTTACAGAAGGAGGTGGTAGCATTGAAATTAAATGCAAGGCAGAAGTCTTTTTGTGAGTTTTATGTAGCTAGTGGAAATGCTACTGAATCCGCAATAAAGGCTGGGTATAAAGAAAAGTATGCAAGACAAAATGCACCAAAATTACTACAAAATACTACGTTATCAAAATATATAAAAGAATTACAGGAAAAAACAAAAACAAGCAGAATAATGACAGCGATTGAGAGGCGAGAGTTTTTAACAGAAGTTATTAAAAATGGAAATGAAAAGGTACAGGACAGATTAAAGGCATTGGATATTTTAAATAAAATGGATGGTGAATATATCGAAAAAATGCAGTTGTCTGGGCAAGTGAATACCAATCCGCTTTCAGGATTTACTACCGAGGAGTTAAGAGCATTAGCTGGTGGTAAGAATGAATAAAATGGAAATGATAAGATTAGAAGCTGTTAAGGAATTATCACGCAGGAACTTGTTGGATTTTCTTATTTTTGACGGAAACGGAAGATATAAGAATGCAAGGCACATACAATTTTTGACGGATAAAGCACAGCAATTTGTAGAAGATGTTAAGAGTGGTAAAAGTCCACGATTATTTATTAGCATGCCACCACGACACTCAAAATCTGAAACTATGACTAAAAAATACCCAGCTTGGGTAATTGGGAATAATCCTGATTTTGAAATTATAATTGCAAGTTACTCAATGGATTTGGCAAGAGATTTTGGGAAAATAGCTAGAGATACTTATAGAGAGCATAGCAAAAGCGGCACAGGAATTTTTAACACTGTTATAGATAGAGATAAAAGTGCTGGTGATAACTGGGGGATTTTAGAACACAGAGGGGCTGTTGTCAGTACGGGGGTAGGTGGAAGTGCAACAGGTAAAGGGGCACATATTGCAATTATAGATGATCCGTTTAAAAATAGGGAAGACGCAAACAGCAGATTACAGCGTGATAAGGTTTGGGCTTGGTATCAATCAACTATTCGTACAAGGTTAGCACCTGGAGGTGGAATAATAATAATTCAGACCAGATGGCATGAAGATGATTTAGTTGGCAGAATAGTCAAGGAAATGGAAAATGGGACTGGAGAAACTTTTGAAAGTATTGTTTTGCCAGCTATTGCAGAAGAAAATGATATTCTTGGAAGAGAAGTAGGCGAGCCATTGTGGAAAGAACGATATGGAATTGATGAACTGGAAAATATAAAAAAGGCAATAGGAAGTCGTGAATTTTCAGCATTGTATCAGCAAAAGCCACAAGTTGAGGATGGTGGATTATTTAAGCGTCAATATTTCAAATATTTTGATGTAAAAAATGATTTTATTATAGCTGATAATAAAAATGTTAATATCAAAGACTGTTTTTATTTTCAAACGATAGATACAGCAATGAGTACACATAAAAACAATGATTTTACGGCAATAGCAACCTTTATTTGTGATAGGGAATGGAATTTATATTTAGTTGATTTAATGCTTGAAAGATTAGAAGTACCAGACCAATGGAATGTAATTAAGCAGTATAGACATAAATATAATTTACAATTCCAAGCAATAGAGAGTAAGAGCAGCGGTATAGGAATAATACAGCAGGCAAAACGTGAAGGTATGTCATTAAAAGAATTAAAGGCAGATACAGACAAGATGACTAGAGCATTAAACATTTCAGTTATGTTTGAAAATGGCAAAGTGTTTTTTAACAAGAAGTTGGAAAAATTGTTGGAACTGGAAGAGCAGTTGTTAAAATTTCCAAATGCTGTACACGATGACGCTGTCGATGTATGCAGTTATGCTGGAATTGTTATAAACGATTTAATACAAAATTCAAAAAGATATATTAGAAAATTCATAAGTGTGTAGAAAGGAGGAAACGTGAGTATCAGGGAAAATGTAGTAAGTGCATTAGTAAAAGAGATAATATCATTAGGTTCGATTTCGAGCGAAGAACAGAACATTGATGATAAATTATTGGAACAGATGTTAAAGGATATGGATATTGCTCAGGCATTACAGCTTATGACACAAACGGTTACATCTAAAGAGTGGAAAATTGAAACAGATGTACCAGAATATGTGGAAGTTGCCGAGAACATTCAGCGACGTTTGAACAATCTTAATATATCAAAGTTACTGGAAAATATTTTGAGAGCTGAAATATATAAGAAATCAATATTTGAAATAATATATGATAAAGATAACGTAGGAAATACAGTAATTAAAGATTTAATATTGTTGCCAAACAAGTATATAAAGCATGATAAAGATAGCGGTTGGGTTGTTAAAACTCGTGATAGCGAAATTGCGATTGCGAGTGAACCTAGCCGTTTTTTAGTTTGCGTTAATGAAGAGCGGTTAGATAATTTGCAAGGGAGCACGGATTTGTTGCCACTTGTTCCTGTATTTACAGCTAAGGAAAGGCTGGAATCGAAATTAAATGCAATTATTGAAAAATATGGAGATATAATTACAGTATTTGCTTATGAGCCATCCGCCGAAACAGATCCACCAGAAGTTGTTAAGGCAAGACAAAAAGATGTGGAAGCACAAGCTAAGGATTTAAAGGCTGCAAAAGGTAAAGATGTGCTGGCTGTTCCAAGTGCTGGGGAAAAATCATTGGACGATTTTATAAAATTCATAAAGCTGGATGATTTGAAGCCTGAAATTTACCAGGAACTGTTAAACGAAAAAGCGAAATCGGTGCAAAGATATTTACTTGGAAGTACGCTTGTTGTTGGAGTGGATGGAAATAGTGGAAACAGAGCATTGGGTGAAGTTCATAAGGAGCAACAGAATTATAAGATAGAATCCAAAGTTAAAAAAATTAGGGACTGGATTCAAAAGTTAATAGAGATAGATGCACAGCTTTATGGATATGATTCAGGGAACTTTTACTTTAAATTTGTGGAGGAAATAAATGAAACAGAAACTCTTGAACTGGAAGATAAAAGAACGAAAACTATATCAGAAAAAGTAAATTATATAGTGAAAATATCTGAAAGTGGTTATGCCTTTACAAAAACCAAAATAGCTGAGATATTAGGTATCAAGGAAGCTGATTTAATAGAAGTTGAAAAGGAAAGTAGCAATTTAGAATTTGCCAAGACTAAAAAAAAACTGAATATTAACAAAATAAATCAAAAACGTAAGTTGATTGAGAAAAATCAAGTACGATTTGATAAATTTATTGATAACAATTTTAAGAAATGGCAAAAAAATGTATTAAAAGCTATTCGCGAAAAGATAGAAAAGGCAAACGATATTTCTGATTTATATGATTTAGAGTTTGATTATGATAATACACTAGAAGATATGTTGTTAATATCAATGCTGCAAGGATTTGATAATGCTGTTATGATTGATAATGAAATTGTGGAATTTTCAAATACTAGGACTACAACAAGAAATGCGGCACTTGATAATTTCCTGAAAAAATACCCTGCTTTGTATAATGATATCGAGAATGAAATGGAGTATGCACGACAAAAATACTTTTGGATTAAAAAAGTCACAGATGTAAATGTTACTGAAAAGATTTTTAAACAAATGTCAAATACTCTTGAAAACGGCGGAACATTTAAAGAGTGGAAAAAAGACGTGGATAACATTTTATCTCAAAGTGGGTTAACATTAAATGAGGGATATTTGAAAACAGTATTCAGAACTAACATGAATCACGTTTACAATGCGGGAATATATATGAAAATGGATAAATACAAGGAACGTTATCCATATTATCAATATTGTGGAACGTTGGATGGCAGAGAACAGGAACATACAAGGGAGCTGAATGGGAAAATATTTAAGATAGGAACGCCTGAAGCTGATAAATATTTTCCACCAAACGGATTTAATTGCAGATGCTATACAATATCATTGACAGCAGATGAGGTAAATCCTGATGAAGTTGTAGGCAGTGGAGATATTAGTCAAGACGTAGGAAGTTTTGCAGGAAATATTGGAAACGATGAGTATATTGAAATGCTGGAAAAAAATTATAAGCAAAAAGTAGAGACACTTGCCGATAAATATGACATTCCTGATTTTGTACTTGCTGAACCATTGAAAAAAGGTGAAAACAGTAGTATAATTGATACAATAAAAACAGTAAAAGAAGCAAATAATTATGCTGAAAAAGTATTAGGAGTTAAAGCTGATTATACAGGTATTGATGTACGTTGTGCTAATGAGTGGAATCGTGGGCTTGTAGCTATGAAAAATAAATATCCAGAAGTTGCAGAGCAAATTAAATTCGTTGGAAGTATGCAAAAGAGAAACGAATTATTGAAAGCAGAATTAAAAAATTATGCTAAGAATAATAAATTAGCAAAAGGAACTAAAGAATTGCTTGATTATGTTTTAGGAAAATTGAATATAAAAAGTAATCGAACAGCGGAATCTTTTCATGTTACTAGACTAGGAAATAATCCAGATGAGAACGAAATTATAAAAATAGTAAACAAGTATGCTGGAATATCATTGAACTCAAACTATTATAATAATTATGATAATGTTATTGCTGAAAGAAAAAGACAAGTAACTAACGGATGGAAACCTGTTGGCTGTGATACAATGAAATCTATTTTTGATCATGAGTTTGGACATCAAATTGATAAATTACTGGGTATTTCTAAATCTAAAGATGTAAAAGGATATTTTGAAGCCAATAAAACGGTAATATCAAAAAATCTTTCCAAATATGCAACTGTAAAAGTCGAGGAATTTATAGCTGAAGCATGGAGTGAATATAAAAATAATCCAAAACCACGAGAAATTTCAAGAAAAGTAGGTAAATTTATAGAAAGGTCGTGGAAAGAGTGGCAAAAGAAAAATTTATAAAGGATTTGGAAGAGGCTTTAAAGAGAGCTGAAGAGCGAGGTTTTGATCCAGAAGAAACTCAGGAAGAAAGAAATGCGAGATTTGATAAAATGACACCAAAAGAGAAAGCGGAAGCAATAATTGCTGAAGTATTTGAGTTTAGTGGTGAGGGATTTTTAACAGAGGAAGAAGAGAAAGAGTGCACATACGAATAATGATAAAAATTAATCACAGGATGTAAAAAATTCTGTGATTTTTTTATGAAAGGAATTATTATGAGAATTAGTATAACAACCAATCTTGATAGTGTAAGTACAAGTTTTAAGGAAAAATTGAGGAGTATTAACAAAGAAGAAATGTTTGAAGAAGTGGCGTTCTATATGGAAAATGAAATGCGTAAAAGATTTGATACTGAAACTGATTACGAAGGGAATGCTTGGGAAAAATTAAAGTTGAGAAAAGGAAAAATCCTAAGTGATACAGGAGCACTTAAAGGTTCTTTGGGAATAGCTAAAATAGAGGGAAATAGTGTTTCTGTATTTAGTAATTTAATTTACGCAAAGGTTCATGATGAAGGTGGAGTTATCAAAGCTAAAAATGTCAAGGCTCTACATTGGAAAATAGGAAAAGATAAATATTTTGCCAAGTCTGTCACCATTCCTAAGCGTCAGTTTAGTGGTGTAAGTGATAAGAACAGACAAGATTTGGTAAAAATCATTAATGATTATTTCATTA